CCTAATAAATTCAATTCACCTACAGAAATAAAATATTTAAATAATAATGTATATGTTTTAGATTACAATAATCATTGTGTAAAACAATATACTAAAGATTTAAATTGGGTTTACACGTATCATGTTGATGATTTCGATCAAAGTATAGGTACAATAACAACACCTATATACAATAACAATCCAGAATGTTTTTCAATTCATCCTACAACATTATTCCCATATATCTTAACTAAGAGTAATAAGATTTATGTATTTGAAGAAACTGGTGGATTAATTACAGAATTTCAGATTCTTGATCCAATAACAAATCAATCGGAAACAAGAATACCAATCAAATTAGTATTTGATCCTAATGGAAATTTCATGTATATAGTTTATAGTAATGAGATAATTAAATTTACTTTAACAGGATTATTCATTGGGTATGTGGACAAAATTCCAAACGTTACGTTATTAAATAATTTTACATCTGCAAAAAATTCATCAAATGAAACATTATTATTCTCAACAAATAATAGTATTTTAAAAGTTCAGGATTTAGTAACTTTATATAAAGTTGGTGAAGGGTTACCTTTCCAATATTGGACTGAAGATCAGATTTTAATTTCAAGAGATGAATTTACCGCTGACAATGTTTATAATAGAGCATTTACAAGATTGGTTCAAAATATTAAAACGTTTAGAAATACAATGGATTCTAAATTTATTACTGCAATTGAATCAACTCCTTATGGACAGGTTACATATCTTGCTAAAACTCCTATTTTAGTTTCAAGCAGACCAGTATTTTCAGCTGATATTGAAAATGAAAATGTTCAGGTTGGAGTAAATGAATTTAATATTCCACAAGTATTCAATAAAGAAATATCTAAAATATATGATGCACTGACATATTTGGCTGGATATCTATCGGTTACTGATAGCAGAAACTTATCAGGTGTTAATACAGGTTGCAGTAATCCATTCTGTTGGTCTTGGCAAGCTATGTCTTGCTACAATTTAACGCTACCTGTTATTCGTATATGTAATGTTAATCCAATAACATATGCAGAGCTTCAAAGCAACTTTCCAAGTTCATATTCCTTCTCTTCAACTCAACAATTAACTAATACGTGGGGTGATGCAACATCTGATTGTTGTTCTAATGTTTTTTACCCTCCTATTACAGCAATTTAAGGATAATTATTAATAAGCAATGAGACCCAATTCCAAATATCATAGACAAAATCACCATACATATGCTCACGCAACTAATCCTGATTCATCTCATGATCCTATAGCTAGTTTCACAGCACCATTTTATGGTGATTTTGTATTGCAAGGTGGTTTAAGTGCAATTGTTCCATCGACAAGTGCTTATGCAGCTGCATTTATTGGAGGAAATGTTGGTATTGGTACTGCTAACCCAAATCAGCAATTAACTGTTATAGGTAATGTTAGCGCAACTGGTAATCAATATACAAACGGTAACTTAACTGTTAATAATATAATAGCAAATAATATTACTGCTTCTGGTAATCTCAGTTTAAGTGGAAATTCTACAATACAAGGAAGCCAAACCATTAGTGGTCTGGTTTCTGGAGGTGGTGGTTTACAAATTCAAGCACCTTTAAATGGCGCAGCTGCTATTTTTAAAGGCGGTAATGTTGGTATCAATAACACCTCTCCTAATTACCCTTTACAAGTTAAAGGTGATGCTTGGATAGACGGAAATTTATGGTTAACAAAAAATTTAAATCTTTCTGGAACAATTGTTGATCACACCACATTACAATTATCAAGTAACGGTTTAGATTTAATAAACTACGGAACCAGAACTACGCTTTTTACTCGCCAAGATGGATTTCAACCAGTAATAGTTTCTCAGGTTACTAATCCAATCACGAATCAACCATTAACTGCTTTCTATGTTGACGGTTTAGCAACAGGAGGATACGTTGGTATCGGTGGAACAACCACTCCAAATTGGCATCTTGCTGTTCAGGGGTCGATAAGTGCTAGTGGTAATGTATTCGTTCCGATTTTATCTTGTAATTCTATAGATTTAACATCTGAAATGCATCCCGATGGAAGAAATCCATCTATATTCATAGGTGAATATAATCTTTCAAATACTTCTCCTCAATCAGGAGTTAAAATGATTTATGATAAACAGAGTGATACTTTTTATATTCAAAATATTCAAGGTAACATTCAGCCATTAACGGCACTTTCTGTTAATCAAAATGGTTGGGTTGGTGTTAATACTGCATTCCCCACAACAAACTTCACAGTTAACGGAGCAATAAGTGCAAGTTGTACTTTAATTGTAGGTTATAATAACTCAATCGGTTCTGGAAAATATGCTGCTGTTGTAGGCGGATGCAACAATTCATCAACCGCAAATTATTCAAGTGTGTTAGGTGGCGCATGTAATACATCTTCTGGTTGCTATAGTGTTGTTGTCAACGGTTATTGCAATCAAGCAACCGGAAAATATACAATTGTTGGCGGTGGTTATTGTAACTGTGCAACTGGTGATTGCTCAAACGTTTCTGCTGGATATTGCAACAAAGCAACGGTAGGATTTTCATCTGTTGTTGCTGGGTTTTCTTCTTGTGCAATTTGTACACATGCTAATATTTTAGGTGGTTATCTTAATACAGCTTCTGGTTATCATGCCAATATTTTAGGTGGTAATAATAATACATCAAGCGGAACCTGTTCAAATATATTGGGTGGATTCTGCAACGTTGCAAGTGGAAATCATTCAAGTGTTGTTATTGGTCAATGCAACACGGCTAGCGGATGCCAAACAACAGTTGTTGCTGGTAATTGCAATACAGCATCTGGAAATTATTCATTTATTGCAGGTGGATCAGCAAACAACACTAATAACCAGACAAATACCTATGTTTTAGGTACTGCGATAACAGCAACAAGATCACATTTTACATATGTAAATAATTTAAGTTCACAAGGTTATGTGTATGGAAATTATATTGGTAACGGTTCAAACTTAACTGGCGTTTTAGCATCAGGCAGTTTCTTTACAACGGGTACAAGTCTTTCATCGTTACAATATGTTTACGGCTCAAATTGTGCGTGTGCAAACTTCTCATCTATTTTTGGTGGGAAAAATAATACAATTTCATCAGGCGGCACAAATTCATCAATAACGGGTGGTGTTCGCAATACTGCTTCTGCAAATTATACACATATAAGTGGTGGTTGTTGCAATACGGCTAGTAATAGTTTTTCAAATGTAAATGGTGGTGGTTCAAATTGTGCGGGTGCATATGGATCTAATATATCTGGCGGATGTTTAAATTCCATAAGTTCAAGTGGTTCATTTTCTAATATTTCAGGTGGCGAACAAAACTGCATAACAGGTTATGACTCTAATATAACAGGAGGATGTTTAAATTGCGTTTCTGGAAATAGATCGGTTATAACAGGAGGTCAGCAAAATACTGCATCCGGTAATTATAGTTTTATTGCTGGCGGAGTTTCTAACAATACAAATAATTTACCAAATACGTTTATTTTGGGTTCTAATATTACTGCACTATCCAGTAACTTTACCTATGTTAATAACTTGAGTTCAACTGGTGATTTATACACACAAAATATTATCATTGGTAAGAGTTTAAATGTATTGGGTGATTTAACAAGTTTAAGTAGAGCAGTTATTAATGGTCAAGTTAGAAATATAGTTGTAGGAAGTACAGGTGTAGGATATACAGTTGCGCCAACTGTAACTATTGACCCACCAACTGACACTAATACGAATGGTAAAGTTAATATACAAGCAACAGCAGTTGCAAATATAGATGCCTTCGGTCACGTTATTGGTATTACCATAACAAATGCAGGTCAAGGTTATCTTCAGCATCCTAATGTAACAATTACTGGTGGAAACGGTGCAGGTGCTACAGCTTATGCATTTTCTGATTATTCTGCTTTACCAAATTCAAAAGGAAGAGGTGGACAAGCATCTACAGTAATGTTCTGGGATGGAAGATTGTTTTCATCAGGTCGTTCATATTATGGATCAATTCCAACAGGATATTATGCCGATTTATCAATTGTAAATCCAGTTACAATTACTCCCACTGATGCCGCAACACCAGTTGCTAGACCAGTAGAATTCTGGCAAGCTGGATTATCATTATACATATTGGATGCAAATGGTGTTCTTTGGGCGAGTGGTATAAACAACTATGGAAACTTAGGCAACGGCGGAACCGAAAATGAGACCATAATGAATAAGATTTATTTTGGTGGTTCGGATGGAAGCACCAATCAACAAAGAGCAGTTGTTAAATTCTCAGTAAATAAATCAGTAGATCAAGCTTCTTATATAACATGTTTAGCAGTTACAGCAGATGGAAAACTATGGACATGGGGCAATAACAGCTATGGTTCATTAGGCATTGGAACTGCTGATGGTTCGGCACATTCAACGCCAACAAACATAACTCTCAGTAATACTAGCGGAATAAAGCAGATTTTAAATACTGCTGATTCAAGTAATACAAATAGTTCTTTCGTATTATTCAATGATGGAACTGTTCAATCCTGTGGTTGGAATAACTACGGAGAACTCGGAAGAGGTGCTGGTACTAATTTCTATACATTTGGATCTGTTTTAAGTGGAGTTGGAACACCAATTGGCAACGTTAAAAAAGTTTATGGTAGCACAGGTGGTGTATCAGGAACGGGTGCAACATATTTCCTTTGCAACGATGGTACATTATGGTCAACTGGATATAACGGTATAGGTGCACTGGGATTAGGAACTAGTGGTCATGCTGATACAACAAATAGAAATTATGCAACCAAAATTACGTCTCTCAGTAATATAGTTAATTTCTGGACATTTAATAGAATAGGCGATTATGCTTTCTGCCTTGCATATGATTCATATGGTAACTTATGGAGTTGGGGCAGAAACGATTGGGGTCAATTAGGTATCGGCTCAACTGACGGCAGTGCTCATAGCATACCAACAACGGTTCATTCTCCGGTATATCAAACCTCAAGAACTGGTTTTGCAAGTGTACCAAACTGGTCATGGTCGGCAGGTTTAATAAAAGATATTGCAATAGCTGATGGTGCATGGGCTATGGCAACAACTGACGGAAGAGTATTCACTTGCGGGTACAGCGGTTGGGGTGGTTTAGGTGGCGATTCTGAAGAAAATTACTTATCAACGCCTACTCAAATTAAATTACCAAAGCAAAATGCTCAATCAGTATCACTTGTAGGTTATGCAAATCAACTTTTCCTACAAATTATAACTCAAGAAGGAAGAGTCTACATGTGTGGTATGAATAACTATGGTCAACTTGGTACTGGGGATTCACAAGACGTTTATTATATACCAACCGAAACATATAGATACTAAGGTAAATATACTATATGGCTGATAATGTTACTTCAGATAGAGTAAAACTAATTGTTGATTTAAATCAAGCAAACTCTCCTTTAGCAGGAAATGAAATTTTTGCCTTGGTTCAAGGTGGCATTACTAAAAAAGCAGCCATTTCAGATATTGGTTATTATACTGAAACGCTTGATTATGCCAGTTGGGTGCAGAGCAATTCTTCAAGTTTTCTAACAATAGAGTCATTATCTGCTAATTGGAATTCCGTATTTAATTCGGTTTTTGCGACTTCTGGGAACTGGAATTCTGTATTCAATTCTGTTACCGCAACATCTGGTAATTGGAATTCTGTTTTTGCTACCGTTTGTGCTTTAAGTGGCAACTGGAACTCTGTTTATAGTGCATTTAATAACCAATCTGCATATAACACATCAGTTTATAATACTACAAATACTTTAAGTTCAAATTGGAGTTCTGTTTATAGTACATTTAATAATCAATCTGGATATGATGTTTCAGTTTATAATACTACTAAATCTTTAAGTGGTAATTGGAGTTCTGTTTACAGTACATTTAATAATCAATCAGCTAATAATTCTAGTGTTTTTAATTATGTAAATTCAAATAGTGCAAATTGGAACAATATTAATTTCTTTGAAACTCAATCAGCTAATAATTTATCTGTTTTTAGTTCAGTAAATTCCAATAGTGCAAACTGGAATAACATAAATTTCTTTGAGTCCCAATCAGCCAACAATGCTAGTGTTTTCAGTTCTGTAAATTCTAATTCAGCTAATTGGAATAACATAAATTTCTTTGAAACCCAATCAGCTAATAATTTATCTGTTTTTAGTTCAGTAAATTCCAATAGTGCAAACTGGAATAATATAAATTTCTTTGAATCTCAGTCAGCTAACAATGCTAGTGTTTTCAGTTCGGTAAACTCAAATAGTGCTAATTGGAATTCAATATCCTTTTTACAAACTGCTAGTGCAAATAATGCTTCTGTTTACTCTTCGGTAAATTCAAATAGTGCCAACTGGAACAGTATATCTTTCTTGCAGTCTGCTAGTGCAAATAACGCATCAGTTTATAGCAATGTAAATTCTAATAGTTCTAACTGGAATAACATAAATTTCTTTGAATCTCAGTCAGCTAATAATTTATCTGTTTTTAGTTATGTAAATTCTAATTCTGCTAATTGGAATAATATTAATTTGTTTGAATCTCAGTCCGCTAACAATGCTAGTGTTTTCAGTTCTGTAAATTCAAATAGTGCTAATTGGAATAGTATATCTTTCTTACAATCATTATCAGCTAACGATCAATCGGTTTACAGTAGCGTGAGTTCTAATTCTGCTAACTGGAATAGCATATCTTTCTTACAGGCTTTATCTGCTAATGATAAATCAGTTTACAGTTATGTAAACTCTAATAGTGCTAATTGGAATAGTATATCTTTCTTACAATCGGCTAGTGCAAATAATGCATCCGTATACAGTTCAGTAAATTCAAATTCAGCTAACTGGAATAGCATATCTTTCTTGCAGTCAGCTAGTGCTAATAATGCTAGCGTTTTTAGTTCAGTAAATTCAAATAGTGCTAATTGGTCTTCTATATCTTTCTTGCAAGGGTTATCTGCAAATAATCAATCGGTTTACAGTAATGTAAATTCAAATTCTGCCAATTGGAACAATATTAATTTCTTTGAACCTCAATCAGCAAACAACTTATCAGTTTATAGCCAAGTATCCTTACTTAGTAGTGGTTGGAGTGGTGGTGGTTCTGTTGCTACTACAGTTCAAACACAATCTGCTAACAATGCATCAGTTTACTCTTCAGTAAATTCAAACAGTGCTAATTGGAATACTATATCAGTTTTTCAAAATCAATCAGCAAATAATGCATCAGTTTTCTCTACTGTAAAGGCTCAATCATCAACAATTACTTGGGTAAACAATAATAGTGCATATTTAGTTGTAAATAATTTTCCTGCTGGTCAAACGCAATATTTATACGGTAATATAACAGTTTATGGTTCTATTTCGGCACAGGGTGGTATATCGAACCAAACAAATAACGTTGGAACAACCAGTGCATTTAACGTTGTTAATAATAATGCTAATGTATATGCGGTAAATGTTCAACAAGCATCTGGCAGCAGTTTAGGTATAGCAACATTCTTTGACGGTTATCCTGCTCTATATGTGGGTAAAACAACAAACGCAGATGGTAGTGTTTATAATGGCGGTGTTGTTGGTATTAAAACATCAACACCAAATAAAACATTAACTGTTTTAGGTGACATTTCAGCAAGCAACCAGATATGGGCAACAGCATTTAATGGCAATCTTAATGGCAATGCAGCAACAGTAACAAATGGTGTCTATACAAATGGTTCTTATTCTTATCCATCTTGGATCACTAATATAGCAGATTCTATTATCACAGGTAACAATAGAAATAGTTGGGATAGTGCTTATTCGCAGGTTAATAATTTAAGTTCTAATTGGAATACAGGAAGTGGATTCCAAAGCCAATCAGCTAATAATGCATCCGTTTACACTAACGTAAACTCCAATAGTGCTAACTGGAGTTCAATATCTTTCTTACAAGGTTTATCTGCTAATGATCAATCAGTTTATAGTAGTGTTAACTCAAATTCTGCTAATTGGAACAGTATATCTTTCTTACAGGGGTTATCTGCTAATGATAAATCAGTTTATAGTAATGTAAATTCAAATTCCGCCATCTGGAACAGTATATCTTTCTTACAAGCTCTTTCTGCTAATGATCAATCTGTTTATAGTTCAGTAAATTCAAATTCGGCAAACTGGTCTTCCATATCCTTCTTACAATCAGCTAGTGCTAATAATGCTTCTGTATTCAGCAATGTAAATTCAAATTCTGCTAACTGGAGTTCGGTTTACACACAAGTTAATAGTTTAAGTTCTGGTTGGAATAGCGCAGCTTCAAGTATATTATCAGGAGTTAGTGGAAATTGGCAATCAGCATATGTTACATTGTGTTCTTTAAGCGCAAACTGGTCTTCTATTTCTTTCTTACAATCTGCTAGTGCTAACAATGCATCAGTTTATAGTAATGTAAATTCTAATTCAGCTAACTGGAATAGCATATCTTTCTTGCAGTCAGCTAGTGCTAATAATGCTAGTGTATTCAGTAATGTAAACTCTAATTCAGCTAACTGGAACAGTATATCCTTTTTACAATCAGCTAGTGCTAATAATGCTAGTGTATTCAGTAATGTAAACTCTAATTCAGCTAACTGGAATTCTATTTCATTCTTGCAGTCTGCTAGTGCAAATAATGCATCAGTTTACAGCAAGGTTAATTCTGTTAGCGCAACATGGGGAACAACAAACAAAGCAGTTTCAACAATAGGCGATGGTATTAATACAACATATGCATTTAAACATAATCTTAATACCCAAGATGTTATAACACAAGTTTATAATACTAGCACATTCACAGTTGGTATACCAACAATTGTTAACACAAGCACTTCAACCGTAACATTAACATTCAATTCACCGCCATCTCTTAATTCTTATAGAGTTGTGGTTATTGGATAAATATTATAGAATATGTCTGTAAACTACCTTGATAATTTATTAGTAAACGGAGCACTTAGTGCATCTGGCTCGTTAAGTGCTTCTAATTTTTTTGGAAACGGTTCTAATTTAACAAACCTTACTATTTCAATTCCATCTAGTGCAAATTGGAATACTTCATATAGTTGGCTTACATCAAATTCTGCTAATGCAACATTCACAAATTCGGTTAGCGCACCATCTATTAGTGCAAATAATTTATTTGTTAATAGTATAAATTCACAAGGGGCAGTAAATATGCCTTCTACCACTATTATACAAAATACTTCATCAACTGGTAATGCACTTCCGTTCGTTATCGCCGCATCAAGCAATTTATCTGTATATAACCAAATACAAAACTTATATGGTGGATTGAGCGCAAGTACGGATTTTGTTCTTACTAATAATACAAGTCCCAATTCTTATAATAACGCAGCGAATTTAGGATCATATCTCGATATTGGTATTAATAGCAGCGCATATAATGGTAATGCATATAGTCCAGCATTCAATGTTGTCGGTCCTAATGATTCCTACATGTATTCAATTGGAGGAAACCTAGCAATCGGTACATCTACTAACAACAATCTGGTTTTCTTTACAGGTGGTACATTAAGTGCAAATGCAGCAATGGTTATTACCTCCACTGGTGCAGTTAGTGCTTCTAATTTTATCGGTAATGGAGCAAACTTAACTGGTATAGTTGCATCTAACGGAGTGTGTTTACAATCAAATAATTGTTTTATAGGAGGTGGATTTAACAATTCATTATGCGGGACTGATTCGGTCGTTGTCGGCGGTGCTAATAATAAAGCATGCGCATGGCTTGCATCGGTTTTAGGTGGCAGTAACAATACGGCATCTGGATATGCTTCAGTGGCAGTTGGCGGTCAGAATAATTGTTCATCAAATGGATTTACTTTTGTCGGTGGTGGATTTTCTAATAGTGCCACTGGTAACCGTTCAGCAATTTTAGCAGGTCAATGCAATACAGCATCTGGAAATTATTCTAACATAGGAGGCGGTTGCTGCAATACCGTTATTTTTAATAATTCTAACATAAACGGCGGCGTAGGTAATACAATGTCATGTTATGTTAATGGTGGTGGTGGCGTTGCATTAGCATCAACTAATACAATTAATGGTGGTTGCACAAACTTTATCGGTTTAAGCACCTGTGGAAACGGTGCATCATATTTATATAATAATGTAATTGATGGTGGATCGTCCAACTGTATTACTGCTATTTCTAATGGTTCGCAACATATTGCAACAACCTGCAATTCCTTTATTGGTGGTGGTACAGGTAATTGTTTGGCAGGGATTAATTCAAGTGTTCTTGGTGGTTCAACTAACACCTTAAGTGCAAATTGTGCATTTATTGCAGGGGGAACAAACAATGTTTCATGTGGATTTGATAATACCTTTATATTGGGATCTAATTTAACTGCATCACGTTCAAATACAACATATGTTAATAATTTAAGTTCACAAGGTTATATTTACGGTAATGGTTCTAATTTAACTGGTATTTATGGTGTATGTCAAAGTGGAACCAATTTTATTGGTGGTGGAAGTGGTAATACAGCAACTGGAACTAATGTAACAGTAGCTGGTGGTTGCGGTAATAGTGCCAGCGGAAATTATACAACTGTAATAGGCGGCAAAGGTAATGTTGCTTGTGGTGGTAATTATGCTATAGCAGGTGGTTGCGGTTCTTGTGCATGCGGTAGTATCAGTATCGCTCTTGGGCTTATAAATACCGCAACTGCACAGGGATCTGTTACAATCGGCGGTCAACAAAACTGTAATTGTGGTTGTTATTCTGCCATTTTAGGTGGTATTGGTAATAACACCAATAATCAATCATGTGTATTTATTTTTGGACAATCAATTGTTGCTCCACAACCAAACTTTACATACGTAAACAATTTAAGTACAAATGGATCTATTTGCGGTACATATTATGGCAACGGTTCAGGATTAAACAACGTTACTTCAATAAATGGCGTATGCCAAAGCGGAACTAACTTTATAGGCGGCGGTTCAGGTAATACAGCATCTGGTGCATATTCTATTACCATAGGTGGCAAAACTAATGCAAATCAAGGCGTTCAATCTTTAATCGCTAGTGGTTCGGCTAATAATATTTGTACCTCAAACGGTCCAGTCTATCTTTCTGATATTATCGGTGGTCAGTGCAATACCATAAGTGGATATTCTTTAGTTTATCAATCCACTATTTTAAATGGATGTTGCAATATTATATATCCTTGGATTACAGGTGGCGGTGGTGGTAAGATTTATAATTCTACTATTTTAAATGGTTCTCGCAATTCATTTGCAACTTGTAATTACCCGTCAGTTTTATGTAGTTCGTTTATCGGTGTAGGTGATTGCAACTGTATTATAGGTTATGGTTCTAGTTGCTATAATTTTATCGGTTCAGGTATTCGTAATTCGATAGGAACAAATTCTGGATATTGCACAACCCAAAGTTCATTCATTATAAGTGGATCTGGAAATTGTATCTATAATTCAGGATTTAATGGTATATTAGGTGGTTGCGGAAACATTTTAAATGCATGCAATAGCTTCATTATCGGTTCTAATATAAATGGAAGCCAACAAGGTTATACCTATGTAAATAATTTAAGTTCACAGGGTGCTGTAGCAGGTGCGTCAGTAAGTGCTGTTAATTTCTTTGGTACTGGTAATCAGGTAATCTTATCTGATGGTTATACACTTAATAATGTAAACGGAAACGGCGCAAGCACATTATCAATGAATTTTGCTAATGGTGTTTATGTTGGATTAAGTGGTTCAAATCCTATATATGCATTGGGTGTTCCTCAATATGTAACATTACAATCAACTGCCTCTTCAATTAACTCAGGTATGCCATATTTCTATAATGGCTTCCCACAGGCTGATTATTTAACATCTGCTGCGCAGTATGAAATCGAATATGTTTTATACTATCAGAAAAATACAGCAGGAACTGTTACTTATCAATTATCTTCTGCTAACACGATTGCGTTTATTTCTTCTAATTATATACAAACAGCAGTAGGAGGCATAACACCAAATGGTGCGACATCTAATGCTGCTGCTCTTTCTGCTTTCAGTAACGGCGTAAGCTTACCAGCAACCGGATCACTTACAGCTGGCGCAAGCGCAAATGCAATAATTAAAGCTTATTTCCAGACATCAGTATCTGCTACCAATCTAGTTCTTAATATAATTGATAGTGCTGGAAATATTACTCCGTTACAGGGAAGCTATAGAAAAG